TGTATTGTCACTGGACTGAGCATCAGTATTGATAATGGCGTGGTAGCAAATTATTCGTTGTGTGGTCCTGAAGCTGTATCTGCGATTGCTGACAGGCTTAATGCCACAGGTACTTTGACCATGTTGTTTGAAAGTGATGTGCATGTTGCCAAATTCATAAGTGAGGCTACGGCTACTTTGAAGTTCACATTGTCGAGTGGTGGTAACAGCTATGAGTTCTATTTCCCAAAAATCAAGTATACGGGTGGTGACACTCCTGTAAGTGGTGGTGGGGTCGTTTCGATTTCCATGCCTTTCCAAGCGCTGTATGATGATTCTGAGGCTACTGCTGTTAGAATCACACGCACTCTTGGGGCGTGATGACAAAGATGGAGGTGCTATATGGCACAAGCTTCTGCGGCGCGTAGAAGAATAATTTATGGTGTGGAATCTGTTTTTGGCACGACACCCGCCGATGGAAAAATAATGAGGAATACAGGGGATTCTCTGAATCTCTCTAAGAATACCATCCAGTCTTCCGAGCTTTCGGGTGATAGGGCTATTAGATTCCTGAGACATGGGAATGAGACGGTTAGCGGTGACATATCATTTGAGTTGGCTTATGGCGATTTTGATGATTTCATTGAAGCGGCTCTTGGCGGGACTTGGAATACCGATGTTGTGAAGCAGGGCACGCTTATCCGCACATTCTCCATAGAAAAGGGATTTCAGGATATTGCACAGTACATTGTATACAATGGTTGTGCGATTAACACTCTGACCATTGACATGGCTGTTGATGCGGTTGTCACTGGGACTGTGGGGATTGTTGGTGCAGGCACTGACGGGTTCACTGGTGCTTCATTTGATGCCAGTCCTACTGCTGTAATCCAGACTGACCCGTTTGTCAACTATGATGGCACTGTTACACTTGCTGGTGGTGATGGCTGTATAATCACTGCTTTGAGTCTTTCCATTGACAATGGCATTACTGCTAACTATGCATTGTGCAGTGCGGAAGCCCGGTCGGTCACTCCTGATAGGGTGAATGTTACGGGTACAGCCACTATTTTGTTTGAGAATGCAACAGAGGTCAATAAGTTCATTACAGAAACCACTTCTTCATTGTCTGTTACATTGCAGGACCCCACTGGAAATACACTTACTATCAATCTGCCTAAGATTAAGTACACTGGTGGGGATATTCCGGTGAGTGGTGGTGGAGTGATTTCCATCTCTCTTCCGTTCCAAGCATTGTATGATGATACTGCTGGTGTGCTTTCAGCCATTGTTGTTACTAGAAATCCTATTTAGTTGGTTCATATGGATTCCGGTTTCAGTTTGTTACCGGAATCCATGACATTATAGAAATTACAAGGAGTACAGATTATGGATTTAGCATTGCTTGATACGACAAAAAAAGCTGAGGAAGGGGTGCGGATGGAATTGCGTCATCCTGTGACTAATGACCAGCTTGGCGTTTTTCTCACTGTGCGTGGCACTGATTCAAAGCTTGTGAAAGCGGCGCTTCTCAAATACCGGAGGGTGCTGGACGATGACCGTAAGAGCGAGAGTGAAAAAGAAAGGCTTGGTATTGAATTCATTGTGAAATGCATTCTGGATATTGAGGGTGCGGAGTTTGAGGGCAAGCCTATTTTGGCTACTGATGAGGGAAAGCGGTTTCTGGCTGAACGTTTCCCTTGGGCGGCTACCCAAGTATTTGAATTCATACAGGAACTTGAGCATTTTTTACCCTCGGACGACAGTCTTTAATAGAAGCTGTCGAACGTAGGATGGATTTGGATTATCCAAAGGAAACATTGGATGGTCAAACTGAGAGGTCAGTGGCAAATAAGGCTTTGGAGAATGTAAAACTGAAGCCAAAGATGCGGGAGGAGTTGGAGGAGAAATTGAAGCTTCCTGATATACCGGAAGAGTATTATGTGGTATGGGAAGCTTTCTGGGACCTGTATGTCGGTGGTGAGAAGATAGCGTACAGTGATATTCTTTCCTATTGTTTATTATTCAGCATACAGTTTACAGCATCGGAACTTGAGGCGCTTCGCATCATGGACTCTACAGCCAATGCGTTTGTGGAGAAAGAGATGAAGAAGCAGAGAAACAAACCCCATCCAACAAAAGGTGCATAATATGGATTTAGCTGACCTTGAAATGCAGATAAAAGTAGATTCTCAAGATGCGGAAGCCCGTATTGAAAGACTTGACAAGCAATTAAACAAGCTTGCCAAGTCTATTTCCAAGGTGTCGGAAAGTGGAAAGCGCAGGGAACCGCTTACTGGTACTTTGACTAAAGAGATTCCTACTCTTGGCAGTGCACGTGGTAGTAAGGACATCATAAATACAAAGACGTTGAAGGATACTGCCAGCAATATGAAGGCGTTTTCCAACAGCATGGGGTCTCTTTATACCAATCTACGGTCCAGTATGTCTGCGACTAAATCCAATATCACAGCATATGGTACGTTATCAGAACGTGCACAGGGATTGCGGGATAAGATTCATTCGTTGGATGGTATGTATAAAAATTATACACTGTCTATGAATGCATTGTCTGCTACTTCTCGTTCAACACGTGCTGGGCTTCTCCAGATGACTACTATACATGATAAGGAAAGCAAGTCGGTATCTAATCTTAAACAGAAGGTTGTGAATTTGAGCGATAGCTATATGGGTGCTAAGGAGAATCTTGAGGATACCTTGCTCGCTAATCGTAAATATGCTCTTGAATTGAAGAATGAGCTGTATGATACTGTTAAATTGGAGAAGGGTCAGAAAACATTAAGCAATACAAAGAAACAGCAACAGAAAGCGGCGTTGGCTGATTTCAGGGTATATTATAAACAGGCGAAGGGTCAGGCGAAGGATTATTACGCAGAGCAAGTAGCCAATGAGAAAGATGCGCATAGGCAATTCAAAGCTACATGGGGTATGTCCAAAGTACAGAATAAAGAGTATAATCAACAGCTCGTCAAAGGTGAGAAAGAATCCCGTCTGCAATTCAAGGCCACATGGGGTATGGCTAAAGTTCAGAATAAAGACTATATACAGCAACTTGCACAGAATGAGAAAGAAGCACGCAGGCAATTCAAATCAACATGGGGCATGGCTAAGGTGCAGAATAAGGAATATGCTCAGCAACTTGTAAAAAGCGAAAAAGACGCACATAGACAATTTAAAGCTACATGGGGTATGGCCAAGAGTCAGCAACGTGAGTATTATCAGGAAGTAAAGAAAAAAGAGCAAGAACAGGCTAAAGTTACTCAGCTTACAAATCAGGTCATGGCATGGCGTTTGAATGCGATGCGTGATTTGTCTATTCTTCTTCGGCAGGTTGGTATGGCGTTTACCCGTTATATAACCGCGCCGTTTCTTGCGTTTTCTGCAATGGCCATCAAGTTCACTGCTGAAATGGAAATGCAACAGAAAGCGTTTGATATATTGCTAGGTAGCGCTGTTGAGGGTGCCCGTGTATACGGCGAAGTGGTGCGGTATGCGGCTGAGACTCCGTATCAATTGGAGAATTTGACACAGGCTACCAAGGAATTATTGGCTTTTGGTTCATCTTCCGCTACGGTAATGGATGAGTTGAGGCGCTTGGGAGATATCGCACAGAACGATGCTGAGAAATTGGAATCTGTGGTTCAGGCATTCGGTAAAGTGCAGGCCCGCGGTGTTGCACATATGCGTGAATTGAACAGATTTATTATGGCTGGTGTGCCTATCATCGGTGAGCTTGGCACTGTCATGAACAAGAGTATGGATGAATTGTTCAGTGCTGTGCAGAAAGGTAATGTATCATTCAATGCTGTGAAACAGGCGGTTGAGAACTTGACGAACGTGGGCGGTAAGTTCTATAACATGTCTAAGGAAATGTCGGAATTGGTTGCTGGTCGTTGGTCTACATTGAAAGATGAGTTCCAACTTATGGCTCGTTCATTTGTTGAGGATTTGATGCCTTCCATATTGATAGTTATTAATTATGTTATTGATTTTACACGTGCTGTGCAGGGTATGACTGAAGGACAGCGTAATCATATACGTACCATAGCTTTGTGGATAGCGGCTATTGGCCCTCTGTTGTTGTTGCTCTCTAAACTCATATCTTTTATGGTGGTCATCCAGCGGATGATTGGTACTTTACAACGTGCATGGCAGGCCGCAAAATTATTGAATAGTGTGACTATGTTGGGGTCCACATTGAAAATTGCTTTAGGTGGTATACCGGGAATAGTGACAGTAGCGATTACCGCACTTGCTGGTTTAGTTGCATTCGTTGGTTTTAAGTCACTGCAAAATAAAATCAAGGATGTGACTGAGGATTTTCGCGATTTACGTACAGAATTAGAGAATATAGAAAATCTCACTAATACACAAGATATATTTGCAGTATTACAACGAGCTTATCCAAAAACAGGTCAAAATGAAATAGTAACAATGGATTTGGTGAAACAATTTAAAGTAAAGGGAGGCGATTGGTCTGCTGATTTGATTGCAGAGCTTGATAGAAGAAAAAATGCTGATGCAGAAATTACCAGACTTATGCAAACATATAGTCAAAAATCGCTTAATACATTTATGAATTGGCGCAATACTCTTGACACTGATATTGAGTCAATGACAGATGATACTAGTTTGCTTTCATTCTATGACCTGATAAAAGCTTCTGGTGTATTTGAGACCACAAATACCGATATATTAAATGCACAAAAATACGTTGATGAGAAGATAGCAGAAGGTAAAAAATATTTTGATGCGGGTATATTGAAAAAGGCACAAAAGAGTTGGTCTGCCGCATTTACAGGACTGTACCCAGTCAGTGGAAAAGTAGCAGAAATGTTTATTGCTGGACAACAGAATGAGGAGATGAAAAGATTAATAGAAAAGCTTATGCCAGATATGGATTGGATTAATGCACAGCTTGCTATGAATACAAAGGTGTTTAAGAATGACATAGCTGTAGGTGCTGGCGGTTTTGATATATATGAAGTACTTGCCACAAAATTGCTTGGTACTCCTGATACTTCTGGAGTTATTTCAAATAAGTTGTCTACTGCATCTGATAAGTTTGGAGAATTGATGATGGCATATGTCTTGCGTACTACTAGTGCTATCGATGATTCTGGTGAGCGTCTTGCAAAGTATATGGCCGATATGCCCGGATTTCAGAAATTCTATGACGCTCTATTTGCAAATATGTCGGTGTCTGAATTGAGTGACCCATTATTTGTTGCTCCATCTGTGGAAGATATAATGAAGAAACTACGGCCTTCATTGAATATGGAAGAGTTGAATACATACACCATGCTTGAACCGTTCTTTGGTGATGAGACTGCCATACGTGCATTTCTTACACAATATGGTAAGACGCTGGAAGGTGAAGTAAGCACATTCTTGACTGGTTTGAATATTGATAATGTATTGGAGAATCTTTCCTCTCAGTTATCTCCTACAGCGCAAACAGCAGAATCTCGTAAGAGCATGGCTGAGTTCATGATAAAAGGTATAGAAGAGCAGATAAAGAGTTTCATACAGAGTAAGGGGCCGCTGACACTGGCGCAGGTGAATGAGGCTATTGCTGAGTTTTT